TCGCCCCCAAATATGCCCTAATAGCGGAACTAAACTCACCACTAACCCATTTCAATTATGTGAATGATTGATATCGATATGGCAATGGTGAGTGACGTAAGGTCAATCCAATTATCCCAATAATTGGGAGGGTTGATAAGAGAGCCGCTAACCGATAGCAACTACCAACACAAAGGATAGGGTAATGCCCGATATCACATATGTGCCGCTTACTGCTGCACAAATCAAGGCAATGGATAAGTCGTGGGCAATTGGCGAGAAGAATGAGAGAGAATCATTCCTCCGGCAGATTGAGGATACTGCAAAGGATAAGCGTTTCTTTGCAAACATCCTTTGGACTTACTATAAGGTCCGTATTGGTGATGCAAATGCCAATATGTTTGCCACTGAATTCAGTGCAATTGCAAAGGCATTTGATTTCAAGAATGCCACCGGCGAGTCATATCGTGGTCGGTCTGCAATGGCATTGCAAGAGGATTATGTTTGCTTGCGAGGCGAAGCCTTTATGAAAGAGGCTCTGGCGAATTTCAAGGCTGACCCGAAGAATAATGGCAAGGATTGCAAGAACTTGCAGAAGCTCGTTCCCTATCTCACCGCAATCATTAAGACCCATAAGCCGAATTACAATGCGGATAATGCCAACAATGGCAGCGGCGCATCGGTTTCACCGGCAGTGAAAGAGCGTAAGGAATTGCGCATTGCAATTGGTAAGTTCGGAATGCATGGCGCATTTCAGGATAAGCCTGGTCGTAATGCCGGATGGAAAGCGACAACTCCCCAAACCACCGCAATTGAGAAGCTCCTTTCTCAGTGTGGTTTGGATATCGCTAAGCTCCGCAATATGGATGCAAAGGATATCCGATTGATCGGAGTTATGGTGGATGAGGCAGCTAAGGCTGTCGAATTGAATGGCGGCCCATTCCCAATGCCAAAGCCCACCAATGTCACCGATATCGGTGCAAAGGTGAATGCAAAGGGTAAGGCTAAGTCAGCCTAATTCCAAAGGGCAATAGCAATAGGGCCCGGCTCTCGGTGGATAACCGAAAGCCGGGCCTTTGCTTTACCCAATTATCCGAATAATTGACTGGTCCGATGCATCCGATGCCCACGAACCTCACCACCTCGCAGCGATGCGCCATCCCATCCACGACACACGCGCCATCACAGCCACACAACGCTGCCGCGTGCGCCACCAAACCCATACATCGACCGAGCCAATGCACGGTCACCGTCCGCTCCGGCAAGTCCGCCGGGGTATCGACCAACACACAGGAGAATGAAATGCCCACAGGACGCCCACTCGGCATCGCCACCATCAAGCAACACCTCAACGCTGTTGCATCCGACCTACCTGCCGGTACCGACCGGGAGATGATCACCACCATCGCCACCCATCTCGGCCAGAAGAACTTCATGCGCCCCGACACGCTCCACGACGTCGTCAAGGACCTCGACGCCTTCGTCGGCCGTCAGCGTGAGTTCCTTGGCGGGGACACCGTCGCCTACACCAACCGGTGCATCGACGCCCTTGCCCGAATGGAAGCCAAGTTCGCTGACGTCATGCGCAAGCCGACCAAGAAGGCACCGACCAAGAAGATGATGGGCACCTACGCTCCGAAGGAGACCAAGCCTGTCGTCGCCGCCAGGGTCTCCATCACCTCGACCGAGGCGATCATCGGTGCCATCGGAGTGCTCCTCGAAGAGGTGGCCGACAACAGCTGGAACGACAACACGTTCGACACGCTGCGTCACCTGATCGACGTGCTCGACAACCTCGTCAGCTGAGCGCACCTCAATTATCCAGATAATTGGATCGGCAACAGCCCCCACGTATCGGCTTCGGTCGGTGCGTGGGGGCTTTGTCGTTCCCTCACCACGCTCGCTCAGCGACTGCGTTGCTGAGCGAGCGTACCACCCTTGTCAACCTGCCTGAAAGGCTTCCCTGATGCACATCATCCTGTCCCTGCTCCTCCTCTTCGCCCCATCCACGCTCGACCTGCCACCAGAGATCGACTCCCCAGCCACGGCAGCCGTCCCCGCCGATCGTGTCGACCCACCGACTACGCCGGAGACGACAGCCCTCTCGTTCGCCTCCGACTGCGACGAGATGCACTGGTACCGCGCAGCAGCAGGTCTCCCCGCCCGCTTCGATGCCATCGGCTGGCGTGAGTCGAACTGCCGCAACGAGGAGAGCGTCCACACCTCGTGTTGTTGGGGTTGGTGGCAGCTGTCTGTGGCTCTCCACCTACGTGATCGCCGCCTGGTCGACCGCTACCACTCCTGTGGCGTCTACAGCCGCTCAGACGTGGACTCAGACACCTCTGCGGACAAGCGACGACAAGCCTGTGCCACCAAGGCACTGTTCGACGTCGTCGGCTACTCGGCCTGGTCGACCTCATGAGCGACCTGTCCCGCTTCACCATCGTCGCCCTCGATGGCGACGTGTGGCTGTGGTGCCTGGACTGCGAGAGCATCGTCCAGACCGTCGAAGGCCGTCTGCTGCCTGACATCGCCCAGTGGGCTGATGCTCACAACGCAACCAAGCACCCGGAGCGGCGTCATGACTCCTGACGACAGGTTGGCGGCGATTCTGTGGCTCATCGCCGCAGCCGTGGCCACCACCACGCTCATGCTGCTCGTCGACCTGGTCTTCGACGTGCTCGAACAAGTACCAGTGGTCACCAAGGACCCGCTCACCGGACAGTTGTACATCCCACGCTCGAACCTGTACGTGGGCCAACGCACCAGGAGGCACCATGACATGTGACGCTCGAACCCGTCCACTCATCCCGATCAACGACATCGAGGTGCGTTGTGAGCTTGACGACGACCACGCTGGACTACACCAAGGCACGATCCGCGACTACGCCTACCCAGGCTCGGCAACGGCCGTCAACTGGGAGGAGCAGGATCGGCGCACCTACCACGGCGAGTGGCTCGGTCTGTGTCCCGACAACTGCACGTTGCCGATCGGTCACCGTGGAAGCCACGCACCATGACCGAGCCGCCCTCACCCGGCCATGACCTGCAGCGCAACAACGACGACCGAGTCGGTGCTGGCGCTGCCACCTTCGGAGGATGGCTGATGATCATCCTCTTCATCGCGATGCTGCTGAAAGCCTGCGGCTGACCGAAGCTCAATTATCCGCATAATTGAGTTGTTCAGCGAGCCCCCTCACCTTCGGGTGGGGGGGCTTGACCCATTTATTCAGGAGGTTATTCCTTGAACGACCCACCCGAAATTCCTCGGGTACCACCCATCTTCCGAGATGCAGGGCTTCGTGTTGTCGAGATCGGACAACGTGACGGCAGCCCATACCTGCTCCTCGAAGCACGCTCGGGCCGTGTGCGACGGCTCGTCGTCTACCTCCAGTCCTCTGAGCCGGGGCACTGGATGTACGGCTACGAGGTCTACGACCGAGCGACCAGGACCAAGGTCACCTACCTCGGTGACCACGGCGATCCCGAACTCGACGAGCGCACCGAACTCGACGGGCTGCCGGGCTTCGACGATGAATGACTCCACGACCAACACCAACCAAGGAGAAGCAAGTGCCTGATGAACTGACTCAGCAGAAGCTGGCCGCTGCCGCATGGCAGCAGCTGGCGATCATCGGAGGTGCCGTCACTCGTGACGACACCATGACCTTCAGCGGCACAGCGTGGAACATCCCCGCCGTGTACAAGGGCAACGTCATCGAAGGCGTGCGCGACCTGATGCGCTACGCCGAGTCGATGGAGGAGATCATCATCTCCCAGCGCACGTTCAGGTATCGCCCGTACGACGGTGCCTACGCCGTCCATCGGGTGCTCAAGGATCGGTTCGGCTACGTCCAGTCGAAGGGCAGCCGGTCCAACCCACCCCAGGAGGTGAGCATCTCGATCGGTTGGACCGCTGGCCCGCCCGACGAGAAGGGCAGGCCGACCCGCATCGAGCAGAAGGTCAACGTGCCGTTCGGCTCGAACATGGTGCTCCCCGGCCTCGAAGGTGGGGTACTCAGCGTCGGTGCCACCAAGGACGGCAAGATGTGCCATCTCGTCGCCCAGCACAAGCGCAAGTACGAGGACGGGGTCGTCGGGTTCTTCGACGACATCCAGAAGTTCCTCGACGAGCACTCCATCTACCGGGGCAAGGCGTTCGACGGCAAGGGCGGGTTCATCGACACCGACCTGATCGAGCCGGAGAAGTTCGTCTTCACCGAGCAGGTGTGGGAGGAAGCGGAGGCGTTCATCTTCTCGGTGATGCGTGACCGTGACCTGCTCAGCGAGGAGGACATCGCCGGGAAGCGTGCCGTGCTCCTCGCCGGTGAGTTCGGTGGCGGCAAGACGGGGATGGGCAAGATCGCCGCCCTCGTCGCCGTGCGCAACGGGTGGTCGGCACTCATGTCCGCACCAGGGGACAGCCCGTTCGAGATGATCCAGCTGGCCCAGATGTACGCCCCGTGCCTCATCTTCGGTGAGGACATCGAGACCGTCGTCGATCTGCGCAACGATCGAGCGGTGTCACAGCTACTCGACACCATCGACGGTGCCGATGCCAAGGACCACGAGGTGCTGGCCGTGTACACGACCAACTACCTCGACAAGATCCCCGCCGGGATGTTCCGACCTGGCCGGTTCCACCGGGTCATCGAGATCGGGGCGATGGATCGCCCTGGTGTCGAGAAGCTCACTCGTCTCATCTGTGGCGAGGGACTGGCCGACGACGTCGACTTCGATGTCGTGTACGCAGCGACCGAGGGCTACATGCCTGCGTTCGTCCGTGAGGGGATCGAGGGTGCCGTCAGGTTCTCGATCGCCAAGCACCGTCGGCGTGTCGCCACTGGTGACATCACGACCGAGCGGCTGGTGTTCTCGCTCAACTCGCTGCGTACTCAGCACCGCATGTTGCTGGCTGCGATGGAGCACAAGCCCGAACTCCCGCCGCTCGACCAGTCGATGCGTGAGATCGTCGGAGAGATGGTGCAAGACATCTCGGTCGAGGCCGACATCGACTACGACATCATCAGCGGGGCGGTCAACGACGTCGTCGAGAACCGGATGAACGGAGCGAGGCTCATCCACATCGAGAGCGGCGACGAGCGCTTCGAGATCAACACCAACTAGCAGTACGTCCACGGGGCAGGGGAGCGGATTCCCTGCCCCGTGCGGCGCATCAACCAACTAACCAACAAGGAGAGCATAGATGGATGACGGATTCATGGAAGGACGAGCCGACCGCGTGATCCGACGGCTGCTGGACGACGGGGACGTCGGCCAGGTGCTGGAGATCCTGAAGGCGCTGATCGGCAACGAAGGCAACGACATCTCGATCGCCTTCCGCGCCTGCCTCATCGCTCAAGGCTTCGAGGCTGACGCCCTGCAGGCCAACCAGGTGATGCTGCTGTTCCACAAGAACGGCTTCCTGCTGCAGATCGACCCGCGCGACGACGACGAGTACTTCGAGAACAAGAGTCCCGAACTCTCGGCAGCGTTCGACAACGCACTGGTCTACGTCATGCGTGGTGCCAACATCGATGCCTACGTCAATGAGGACGGACGCATCAGCGCTCGGGGGCCGATCCTGCCCACCACCACCGAAGCAGTCGAGCAGCTTGTCGGTCAGTTCAAGGACGAGATCGATCGTGAGTTCCCCGACACGCCTCGGCAAGGGAAGTGGTGGTGATGGGCCTCGATCAGTGGATCGAACGTGTCGTCACCGACGACGAGCACAAGGAAGTGGCCTACTTCCGCAAGGTCAACTTCCTGCACAAGTGGGTGGAGGACCACCTCAACGAAGGTCGCGAGACCAACTGCGAGGCGATCCCCTTCCACCTCGAAGCGATGGCCGGGCTGGCACAGACGTGCTTGCAGGTGCTCGACCATCCCGAACTGGGGCCGGAGTTGCTGCCCACGATGGGCAGGTTCTTCTTCGGCAACACCGACTACGACGAGTACTACTTCGGTGACGTCGGGGACGTGCACAACGCACTGGTGGGCATCCTCGCCTACGAGGCGGCTCGTCATCCGGCAACACCTGGGCAGTACATGTACGTGTCCTCGTGGTGAGTCAATTATCCAAATAATTGGGGTGGTCGCCGTGGTGCTTCGGCATTGCGGCGGCCTCCCCGAACCATCAACCAACAGAAAGAGAGCAAGAAATGGCTGTACGCCGACAGAAATCAGAGAATCACCTGCTCGCCGTCCGACCAGACGGCCACTACAAGGGTGTGCCCTGCACCTATGAAGGCATCAAAGAAGGGCTCGACGACGCCACGTTCGACTTCGTTCGCACCGATGTCGTCGGCATGTACGTCGACGACGAGTCGCTGCTGAAGGAGATGCCGTTCAACGTCCCCGCCTCGATCTTCATGGCTCGGGCGCTGTTCGGTCCCGTTGTTCTGTGTGCAGCGGAGCCCGACGGGGAGGGCAACACCCTTCCGGCCTCGAAGTCGGCCGTCTCAGGGCTGACAGCCCTGTGTCGTCTCTGGCAACGGGTGGTAGCCGACGCCGTGAGGCTCGGTCAGGACGTCATTCCCCACGCCAACGAGTTCACGATTCCGCCGCCGCAGGTGTTCATGATGGACGACGAGGAGTTCGAGGCATACCTCACCACCGGTCAGCTTCCCGACCGGGAGCCAGACGCATGAGCCGCATCAGCGACTTTCCCGACGAGTGGATCATGGTCGATCAGCTGAAGCCAGTGGATCTGTCGAACATCTCCGACAAGGGGATGCAGGGCGTCGTCCTGCTGGCGGTAGCTCTCGGCTGGAACCTGGTGCAGCGACGCGGTGCTCCCGCCCAGCTGCGCTCCCGGAACGGGATCACCCGCAACATCCCGACTGACACCGGCGTACGTCAGTCGGTGTTCTGGTCGATGCTGGCCAACATCCTCGGTCACTCCGAGGGACGCCTGCCGACGCCAGAGCTACTCGAACTCATCGTCAAGTCGACGGGGATGTCGAAGGCTCACGCCCAGGTGCTCATCTCCAAGGTGGGCATCCTGGCCAGCGCCAACCCGAAGACGCTGGAGATCGAGGAGCCCGAGGAGGAGCCCGAGGTCGAGTGGAAGACAGCACCCGAGCCAATCATTTCGATCATTGAGGAGGCCCGAGCATCGGTTGCTCTCGATGGTGAGACACAGTCGGTCGGATTCGTCCCGACAGAGCGAGTCGAGCCGACACTCAATCAGGCCGGAGAAGGGGAGCAGTACATCTCCGAGATCATGGACACCATCATCCGCCAGCTGGTGGCTGACGGAGATGACCAGATCACGTACCGCTGCAAGGTGTGTGCCCTGGAGTTCGAGACCAAGCGTGGCGTGGGCGCGCACTGGCAGGTGCACGTCAAGAAGGGCGAAGCAGAAGCGACCGCAGGCAACAAGCGGACGATCGTCAACAAGATTGAGGACTACGTCCCGACCGAGGTACACGCGCCACGCAAGGACATGGCCCAGGAGCTACGCCGTCTCCGCCGTGTCGTGCAGGACGTGCAGCGCGCAGTCGGCCAGGAGGCCATCAAGGATGCGGAGCGGCGGGTCATGGTGGCCGAACGCAAGGCCGAGGCGATGCAGAAGGAGCGGGACGACGCAATCGCCCGAGCCGAGCGCCTCGCCTCGGACCTACGTTCCCTGCGAGATCTGATCGGAGGCATCTCCGATGAGTAACAACCAACAACCAACAAGGAGAGAGATGAGCACGTTCACATGTCCCCGCTGCGGGGCCGTATCGCATCACCCGATGGACATCAAGGAGGGCTACTGCGGTCGGTGTCATGACTGGACCGGCAAGCCGTCGATTCCCGATGAAGTCGACGGGGTGCAGTCGTGACCGCCGCCGAACGCACCGAGCTGGGGGCTGCGATCACCAACATGGGGCGTGCCCTTCACGCCCTCCGTCTCGAAGTGCCGAAGGCAGTAGCCGACGACGTGACGGCACGCTGGCGAGCGCTACTCGACGCGCTGCCGTGGACTCCCGATGAAGTCGACGGAGGCCAGTGATGGACACCGTCACGCCGAAGAACCTCCGCACGCTCGCCGCGGTCCTGCGCTCATCGGTGGGCGAGCAGCTCGTCGACACGCCAGAGCACCGCGCCACCCTGGCCGACTGGATCAACGCAGCAGCCGAGTTCCGTCGCTGCGACTACCCCGCCTGCGGCCCGTGCCCGTTGAACACGCCAGCGTGTGCCAACCCACCCGACACGGCTCCCGATGAAGTCGACGAGGTGCAGGAATGAGCGCCCCGGACTGCTGCCTGTGCGGGCAGCCGTGTGAGCCGTGGCACGAAGGGTCGACCGGATACGGGCACAACCCTCATCCGTACGGCGAGGAGGGCGATCGTTGCTGCAACACGTGCAACGAGACGAAGGTCATCCCCGCCCGACTCGACCTGCTCTTCGGGAACAAGTGACTGGTCAGCAAGCCGTCTGTGGTGACTGCCACGGGGTGGTTCGTGCACCTCGTGGCATGTCGATCGAGGCGGTGCTGCGAATCCACAAGGCGTCATGCCCGGCACTCAACAAGGAGAGGAAGTGAGCGCACTCGGATGGAGTGACCGCGTCGAAGCGATCAAGCAACGAGCGCGAGACAGGGACAAGCCGAAGTACACGGACCAGGACGGCAACGACGTGCCGATCTGCATGGTCTGCCAGTACTGGCGAGCCACCGTCGGAGACATGTGCGAGATGTGTGCCTACGACGTGATGCAAGAGACGATGGAGGAATGAAGGACAGCCCCTCAGCGCCAACGCGCTGGGGGGCTTTCTTCTGCCCAGAATCAGGTGATGGCAGAGATTTGGTTCCCTTCATACATTCGCCAGTTCGCTGCGTGGTGTCTCATCATCGGCTTCGTCGTGCTGCTGACCTGGCCAGGCAGCAGGGATTAGCGTCGGCCCATGTACATCGGTGGCGGGGTCCTCTTGCTGATCCTCATCATCATCGTCGTGATCCTGTTGGTGCGTCGTGTCTGACGACAACGATCTCAACGATCCCGAGGATGCCTACGATGCCAGCGACCCACCGAGGCAGCGGCTGTTGAACTTCGCCCGCCGATTGAACTGGCTGATCGACCGGCCCGATGGCTGGTACATCGAACGCCTCGAACGTCTGCGTGACGATGTCGACAAGCTGCGCAGCGAGTTGAGCGACTGATGGGTCATCTGTTCTATGACCTGCTGATCGACGTCCTCGAAGAAGCAGGAGTGTCATGCGCAGTCAACGACATCAACGAAGGATGGGAGCGGCGATCGCGCTCGTCGGGTGGCTTCTCGGCTCCGCCGTTGGGAGTCTGCTGGCATCACACTGCCTCCGCCGCCTCGGTGAACAGCGACCTGAGCTACATGATCAACGGTTCGCCGGACCGACCGATCGGCAACATGCTCCTTGCTCGGGACGGTGTTGTCTGGCCGATCGCAGCCGGAGCAGCGAACACGCAAGGTAAGGGTGGGCCGACGGCGTTCAGCCGGGGCACCGTCCCCCTCGATCAGGGCAACACCACGATGTGGGGGATCGAGGCACAGAACAACGGCGTCGGACAGGCATGGCCGGTCGAACAGATCGACGCCTACTTCCGATGCAACGAGGCGCTGGCCGTGCTGTTCGGCAACCAAGTCACCGACCTGATCTCACACCAGGGTTATGCCCCGACCCGCAAGATCGACCCAGCGACCAACACCGCCGTGCAGGGACCGTGGGTGCCGCACTCGGTCACCTCGTCAGGCACGTGGGACTACCGAGACATCCGCTCCGAAGCCACTCGGCGTGCGGGCACCACTCCACCTCAACCCCAACCCGAACCAGAGGAAGACGAGTACGACATGGCGTTCATCATCCAGAACAGCAAGACGGGTCAGCCCGCCATCGTGTATGGCGACGGCAAGGTCACCGGCCTCGACGGGCTGTCGCTCGACACGTTCATCGCCAGGTTCGGGCAGCCGATCGTCGTGGAGGACGCGACCTTCAACGACTTCGCCAGCAAGTAGTGATGGTTGTACGCCGCCACTCAGGACACCCTGCTGGCAGGGGTTCTCGCTGGCGGGGGCGTCCTCCTGCTGATCCTGTTGCTGTGGGTCATCTTCCACCACGCCAAGCCGGGGATGCGAATCGACATCGGCATCCGTGGATGGGTCAGCCTCAAGCCTGGTGAATCAGTGGACTCCCCACAGGAGGGCGAAGGCGACGACCATGCAGAAGGTGGCTATACCGACGGCGATCACCGTCCAGACGCTGGTGCCGTCGGTCCGCCTGACCACTAGGTCATCACAATAGGAACAGCCCCAAGGCGACACAGCCCAGGGCTGCAGCGACGAGCGTGGCCCACAAAGTTTTCGTCGGGTAGGCGATGATCGCCCCGATGAACGCCAGGATGCAGGCGATCAGGAAGAACAGGTCGGCAGCAGTGAAGTGCGCGCTGACGATCCCATCGTCAACGCCGGTCACTCGTCCTCGGCTTCCGCTTCCTCCGGGTCGATGTAGTTCTGTGCGGCGTTGGTGTTGAACGTCGGGTCATCGGCCGGAGCCGGTGCCACACCGGTGTCCTCGACAGGTGCGTCGCTCATGGGTTCCTCCTTGTTTGGGTGACCTTGCGTACCCTATGACGCCTGCTCGCGAGTCATCGCTCCTTGGCGCTTGTACTCGTCCTGCAAAGCGAAGTACCGGCGCATCGCCTCGTTCTCCTGCTGCTTGGGCGACAGCGTGCGGTATGGGATGCCGGTGAAGCGGGCCCACGATTCAGCGAGGCGCTTGGGATCGGAGATGCCGCCGACCGCACCGGGAGCGAGGCGGTTGACGCGGTCGTCGATCGGGTTGATCGAGCGCATGAGGTTCAACCAGTTGTCGGAGACCTGCCCGGCCTCGTTGGTCTGGCCGGGCACCACCGTGGCAATGGCCTTCTCGATCGCACCCCACGGACCACTCACCTTGCTGAAGTCGTCGGGTCCGAACTGCCGACCGGTGAAGCTGTCCTTGCCGTAGGCGAAGTCGAGCGGAGCGGAGAAGCCGGGGTTGACCGACGACATGATCGCCAACGGGTTCTTCCCGGAGAGGGTGTCAGCCACGTTGGTGATGTCGGACTGCACCCGGTTGAAGCCGAAGTCCGGCTGGTAGTACGCAGGTTGGCCGAGGAAGTCGAAGGGCAGGCGCCAGGTGCCGAGCCCCTTCCAGTAGGCCGGGGTGTTCTCTGCGTCGGGCTGCGAGAAGTTGCGCTGGGCGTGGCCGTAGAGGGAGTACAGCCTCGGGTTGGTGAACATCTCCTGGTACTGCAGCGGCAGGTTGCGGGACATGAACGTCCAGAACGGGATCATCTGCTTGGCCGACTCGTCCAGCTGGGACACCTCGGCATAGTTGAAGTGCACCCGGCCGATGCGATCGACGGCACCGGCGACGGTCTCGCCCCGCTCGACCGAGTGCATCGCCATCGCCAGGCGCAGCGCACCCTCGATCTTCTCGCCACCGCGCTGAGCCCCACGCGTCAGCGGGTTGTTCATCAGCTTGTTGTAGACGCGGTACTGCGACTTGCCTGCGACGCCAGCCTCGGCCACCCGACCACCGGCACCGGAAGCGAACGTGGCGGAGAAGGCTTCCTGGATCGGACGTGGCTGCTTGGCCAGCCACTCCTCCCCACCACGCTCCCACTTCCTCCACAGACCGACGGCCTTGGCCTGCATCTCGACCGGCACACCATCGGCGGTGTTCATGAAGATCCCGCCCATCGCGTTGCGGGTCATGAAGCCAGGGCTCAGGGTGGCGTAGGTCTTGAACAGGTTCGTGAACATCTTGAATCCACGACCGACGATCCCCGGCGCCTTCTGCATGTTGTACATGTTCTGCATGGCGGCAGCCAGGCGGGAGTCGATGATGACATCGCCCTTCTCCAGCAGCCCCTTGTGGATGGCATCCCAGCTGTCGCTGAGCACGGCACGGCTGACGTCGTCGAGGTTCTTGTTCGCCGCCTGACCGCTCAGGAACTGGACCTGATTCATCAGCTGCTTCGGACCTTCGAGTGCCTGCAGCGCAGCGAGGTGCGTGTGCAGCAGGGACTCGGCCGCGTTGAGCGCGTTGTTGTCCAGGTTCGGGTTGGCCTTGGCGATGGCCAGCAACTCTTCGGTGGCGTCGATCAGGTCGTCGTTGTTCGGCCGACGAGGCACGGCCATCAACCGCTCGCGCAGCTTGATTACCTCGCTGCGCTTGCGCAGCAGGGACTCGCGCTCGGTCAGATCGGTCTTCAAGTTCTCGAAGACGTGATGCTTCTCCGACAGGGCACCAACCTCGGCGTCACGCTTCGCACCCCACCACTTGTCGATCCGGGCCTTGACCTTCTCGCCCCGGAAGGGAGCCTCCGCTTCGAGCTTCTGCTCGGCAGCACGTGCCTCCTCGAACGGCCTGACCACCTTGTCGTGCAGGTCGCTGCCCGGCGTGATCGTCCCCGACACCGGAGAGATCTGCGACGACAGGTACTGCACCGCCTCGGCCTCGGTGCGCGGCGACGGCACCCCGGCCAGCTGTCCGGTCTCGGCGGAGACGGCTTTGGTCTCGAACGCGGCGGGCTGCGGTGGCGTGTTGATCCGTTCGACGAAGCGCTCCTCTTCGGGGCCGAACCCACCGAGCGGCTCCATCCACCGAGGGCTGACCGGCTTGGCCTCTTCGACGATGGCACGGGAACGATCGAATGCCTCACGCTCGGGACGCGTGGCTGCCCGGACGTTGGCCTTGAACCAGTCGTCGGCGGAGATGATCTCCTTCGCTCCGGGCTGGGCTGCTCTCTTCGCTGCGGCCTGCTCGGCTGCGCTCATCTCTTGCCGCTGCAGTCCGCTGGCCATCCCGATGTAGTTGCCCGGCTCGGCCGGGGGCAGCAGGCGGCGCTCGGCCGAGGTGGTGGCGAGCGACCGAGCCGCATCGTCGCGGGCGTACTCGCCTGCCTCACGCAGGGTTCGGAACTCGCGGACCGGGTCCGTGTCGCCGGGACGCTTGAGCTTCCACTGCTTCGTCGTCGGGTCCTTGGTGATGGTCCACCGCCGGACGTCCGCAGTGCCGGGCGCCGGGGGCATCTCGACCGCGTAGTCCCCGGCGGTGTACTTGATGAGCTTCCCGCCCTCGACGACGGGCTTGGTCACGCCCTCACCGATGTCGTCGGGACCGATGACACGGTTCGGGGCGACGTCACTCAGGGCCACACGCTCACGTGCCGCTTCGAGGGCAGCCTTGGTGGCCTCGGGGTCAGCGATCCTCGGGCCCAGCTGCAGCTTCTCCCTGCGGTCCTGGATCACCCGCATCCGCCGAGTGAACTCCTCGTCGTTCAACCGACCGGAGAAGCGCTCCTCCAGATCCTGGAAGTCGTTCGTTGAGATGACATCGATCTGCGCCCGCTTCGCCCGGTACTCGGCCTTGGTGTACATCCCGGCCTTGTTGTTCGCGGTCAGTTCTTCGATGGCGTCGGAGCGCAGTTCAGTGAGGCGCCTCTTCTCCGCCTGGTACGCAGCCGTGGACATGTTGCCCTGCTCATGCCACTTGATCAGCCGGGCTTCCTCTTCCTCCAGGCGCCGAGCCTCTGCCGCCTTCCGCGGGGAGTGCGGCGGAGTGAAGCTCGCCTCCTTGGCCTCCAACGCCTGGCGTGCACGATCGACCGGAGCCTGCAGCTGCGACGGCCACACCTGACTGCCGACGTCGGGGCCGGAGCGAACGATTGACTCGCGCTGTCCGGCCCGAGTGTCACGAGCAGCCTTCGCCGCATCGAGCGCAGCCCGCTCCTCCTTCGTTGCATCCTCCAGGTCGACCCTGTAGCGCGCCTGTTCCTTCTCCCAGTTGGCTGCCTGCTCGTAGGGATGCAGGTTGCCTCGGGGGCCGAACCGTTCTTCGAGCACGCGCACACGGGCCCGAGCGGTCTGCCATTCGAGGTACTTCGTGTACTCCGGGTTGATCGTTGATGGCGTCAGGTTCGGACGCTGCACACCGTTGACGTTCATCCACTGCGGGACGTTCGGGTTGTCGACGAACTTGTCGGGCGGTTGGGTCGGACCGTCGTAGTTGTCGATGATCGCCTGCTGCTTGGCCAGTTCTTCCTTGGCCTCGCGCCACGTCCCCTTCTGATGGAGCACGTCCTTGATCTCGACCGAGTTGGGATCGAGCCAGATGGTGACCGGATGAAGCTTGTCGCCCATCCGCACCCCGCCGGTGTGGGTCATCGCCACGTAGCCGTCGTCACGCAGCTTCTGGTTGAGTTCCATGAGCATCTCGTTGGCGTGGTCCCGATCGATGGCCTGATCACTGACCAGGCTGCGCAGCATCCCCATGAACGACGTGATGGCTTCCTCGCCCGTCGTCTCCCCGCCCAGGCCATGCTCCACGCTGCGGACGAAGGGACTGAGGTGGTCGTTCAGTTCGTCGTTGACGTTGAGCGGTTCGATCTGTCGCCGGTAGATGTCGAGCAGGTGCTCACGCAGGCCGTAGTCGATCTTCTTGTCGAGGTCGAGCTTCGGACCTTGCGGCCCCTCCATCCGATACACCTCGTTCGTCGGAGTGAAGGTGTCGGCCCGCCCCTTCTCCCGGCTGTACCTGACCCCCACCTCCTCATCGCCGGTGGTGTACACCCCAGCACCGAGGAGTTGTTCGATGGGATCGTTGCCCCCGGCATCCTGGAACTTGCCGACTCGGTTCGTCGTGCCGTGGAAATACTGCGGTGGGTCGACCGCCTTGACGTGCTCGGTCATGGCATGGTCGGAGGCGGCGACGAACGAGTCGTACGTCTCGACGACGTTGCCCTCGGGATCGATCACCTTCCACCGTGGGGTCACGCGCTTCTCGAACCGGCCGAGCCTCCGACCGGTGGGCTTGTTGAGGCGTGCCGACAGTTCGTCGGCCATCAACCCCTTGGCGTGCTCCTCCGCCTCCGAGTGCGTGCGGAAGGGACGGGACGGCTTCTTCCTGCCCTTCTTCGGCGTGACCGTCCACTCGCCCTCGGCGTTCTGAGCGATGGTGTACAGGTCCTCGGGGTCCTTCACCTGGTAGTTGAGCGGCTTGCTCGGCGTGGTTTTGCCGGGAATGGGCTTCGCTTCCTGCGTGTACCTCGGTCCGGTGGTCCGCCCCGTTGGCACGGCCTTCGTCTCCGGCGTGGTGTGCTCGACCTTCCACCCCGTCGACGTCGTGTACTTGTTGCGTCCCTGCGCATCGGTGCCGCTACGAACCAGCCCGCCCTCGTAGTCCTTGGCCGGGTCCCAGCCGACGCGACGCAGGGCATCGCGAGCCATCTCCACCTCGTCGATCAGCTTCTGATCTGACTTACGGATCGCACCCGACTTGGTGAACAGTCGACCGTCTTCACGTGACGACTGCAGCGCACGGATCGCCTCGGTGTAGCGCTGCTGCATCCGCTCGTACTCGGGATGCGACTTCAACCCGGTGGTCTCGTAGGCCCGATCGATCACATCAGGCTGCGACGGAGACGGCTTCGGGATCGTCGCCTCCTTGGCGGCGAGGGCTGCCTCCTTCTCCGGCACGTCGCCGTTGATCCACGCCCGGCGCTCTTCGATCTCCGCCTTCAGCCGGACACCCACGTCTTCGACGTGCGCCTCCAACCTCTCCCGCTCGCCCTTCAAGATGCGCAGCTTCTCGGCCAGGTTGGCGTCGACCCGCTTGTTCGCCCGTGTGATCTTCCCGTTCCACACCCGCTTCCTGGAGGACATCTCCTTCTCCAGATCAGCGATGACGTTGTCGATCTTGGCCAGCGACCGAGACACCTCGTTGGCGTTGTCGCTGGTGATCTTGCCGACACCGAAGCCACGAACCTTGTCCTTGACGGCCTCGACGATCTTGCCGAGTTCCTTGATCCGCGGGTTGTCCTCCTTGGCCGACAGGCGCAGACCTTCGGCCCAGTTCTTGCGCAGGTCTTCGAGGACGTCGCGCGACTCGGCCTGCACCGTCTGGATGTCCTGGCGGGCAGCGGTCTGCCACTGGTGACCGGCACCCTGCACGTCCTGGCGCAGCTGCTCGGTCAGCTTCTTGTCCTTCTCGGCCCTGAAGTACCCGCTCGACGGCACCGGCTCGGCAGCAGCGACATCCTCCAGGCCGACGCCGCGGTTGTATCCCTGGCTCGTCACGTCGGTGACGCGCCGGGCGTAGGGCTGTTGCTTCAGCGCCCGGTTCATCGTCTCGTACTCGTCCCACAGCATCCCGTCGAGGACCTTGGCGTAGGGCGACGCCGTTCCCGCCAGCTGCGCTCGGGCATGGCGTGCCCCGGCGTCTCGGGCCAGCGAGTCGAGGTACGTCTCTGCGATGACGTTCAGGTCCTTCGAGTAGAAGTCACCCTTCCAGTCGGGGAACGCCTGGCGCAGGGCGGCGTTCTTGTCATCGATGGTGTTGCCCTTCAGCACCACCTTCTTCCCGGCGAAGTCGAACTCCTGCTCGGTCTTGCCCGGCGGCACGGAGAACACACGCTTCTTGTCGAGGAAGTGGCTGGCCTCCAGCAGGTCGTCCTTGACGATCCCCGACTGGTGCATGAACGCCTGGGCGGCAGGGTCCTTCGTCTTGGCCAGGTTGCGCCGCCAGTTCGAGTCGAGCACGCCGGGGACGTAGGACTCTCGGTCGATGCTCGACATCAACTCCTTGCCGGTGAGCCGCTCGTGCACCTGCTGGATGTTCGAGAAGATCTTGTTGACCCAGTTCATGCCGGGCTGGGTCTCGGCCTCGGTGATTGCCTGGCGTGTGGCCTCGGGCCCGGCCTGCTTCGCCTCACGCAGCGCCTGCTTGACGAAGGTGGCGCCTCGCGCCTTCATCGGTCCCTCACCGATGGGCAGTTGGTTGCGCAGGAAGATCTCGTTGAGTGCGAGTTCCTTCTGCTCGGTCGTCGAGTCCGCGTTGCGCAGTACCTGGAACGCACCCTCGGCACCCTTCAACGCACGGGCGTTGCGCAGCTTGTACGCCGACGACGTCTCGTCGAGCGCCCCAGGGATCTTGTCGAGCAGGTCACTGAAGGCAGCCCGGCGGACACCCTTGACGTCCTTCATCACCTGACGGATCGGCTCGGTGAAGGGGATCTCCCCGATGCCTTTCAGCGCCCAGTTGCCGGTCTTCACGCCGAGATCGGCGCGGGCCTCGGGGCTCATCGCCTCGAAGCCCTGCTTCACACCCTTGGTGATCTCAGCTGCGTGCTTCTGCCACAGCGTCGGGTTCTCCGTGGCCCACTCGGTGGCCAGGGTGGCCCGCGCCTTGCGGTTATGCGGGATGGGGATCTCCCGCTGCTCGCGGATCACCGTCGAGGGTGCCAGGCGCTCTGCTTCGGCGGCTTCGGCTGCCGCCTTGCGGGCACCGACCAGCCCCTCGTCGACGCCTGTCATTGAGGCCAGCGCCTCGCGCTCGGCCAGATGCCTGGCCGCTGCCTCGGACGCCTCGCGGGCGGCGGTGATGACCTCGGGTGTCACGCCTGCCACGTGCGCTGCGTCGCCAGCGAGGATCGCCGGACGAGAGACGACGCCGCCACCTTCGAGCAGCATCAGTGGGTCGTTGAGCATGTCCCCGCCGAAGCCCATCAACCGGTCGCCCCACTGCGAGCCGGTCGACGCCTGGATCGAACCGTGGCCGAAGTCGGAGCGCGGGGCGATGCGTTCCAACACGCCGCGCTTGTTCGCCCGCGCCTTGTCCGTGTCGACACCGAACGGGGAGAGGGGGACCAGTGAGGCGATCTCGTTGAGGGCGTCGACGTACTCACCCTTGCCGAACGGATGCTCCGCCCACTCGGCCACGCCACGCGGCAGGTGCGCGGACAGTTCCTGCTTGCCCAGGGCGATCGCCTTGCCCGGCACTGACAGCACCGACAGCGGAGTGGTGACCAGTTGGGTGACCGGGTTGTCGAGGGTGTTGACGAGCGCCTTCTTGTACCAGGGCATCTTGTTGTAGGCGTCGTTGCGGGCCTTCTCCTCGGCCTTCTTCATCGCCTGTTCGGCGGTCTCCTGCGTCTTCTTCGCTGTCGCCTGCTGGACGTACGGTTCGAGCGCACTCCATCGACCGGCAAGGGATGGCGTCGCCCGGCGACTGGCCTGTACCTGCTGCGGTGAGGGGCGAACGGGCGGCGGAGCGGGGCGCCCCGTGAACCCTGGGGGCAGCGCCCGTGCGGGCGAGTAGATCTGGACCTGCCCCGGCGTTGCCATTACCCGTAGACCCCCGCTGCACGAGCAGCCATCATCCGACCGGAGAGCGTGTCAGCCAACGGCGTGCGTCCAGCCAGGCTCAACCCGATCAGCCTGGCCTGAGCCATCTGCCGAGCGAAGGCGTCGGGCGAGGACTTGCTCGCTGCCTGGATGCCGGGGACGGTGGCTGCCGCAGCCTTGCGGGCCATCGCCACTCGCTGCGCTGCGGGCGCCAGGTCCTCGGCCGTCATCACCCTGCGGTTGGAGCCAGGGACCAGCGGCTTCAACCCGAGCGCCTCCAATGGGGACCGGGCTGCCGGGAGCGTGGCGCCCCGTTGGCCGAAGTCGAAGTTCACCTGACCCGACATCCCTGCGCCCATCTTGGTCTTGTCCGACAAGCCTCCGCCGGGGATGGCCTGGTTGTTCGACAGCCCGAGCAGCCGACCGGTGGGATCGATGTCCATCAGGAATCGGCTCGGCGTCATCGGCGCCTGCGCGGTCGGTGCTTGCATAGCCGGTGCCTGCATGGCCGGTGCCCGCGTTGGAGCGAGCGGCATCTCCGGGGGAGTGATGCCCGCCCCCATCCCAGGGTTGCCCGATGGTGGGCCGAGCAGCCCACCGGGCTGCAGGCCGAGCGGACGCAGGGCTCCGGGGTTGCCCGGCATGCTCGGGGCAACGGGAGCAGCAGGAGCAACGGGAGCAACGGGAGCCCCGATCCCCGCCGACGGCTTCATCACCTGGGCGTACGCCCTGCGCAGCAACTCGTCCTGGCTCGTCGCTTCACCGAGCGCGCCGCGTGCCTTGGCATTGGCTGCCAGTGCCTGCTGGTTGCGCAGGTCCTCGGCCTCCAGCTGACCGGGTGCCACCGGAGCGACGGCGTCCTGCATCCGCCTGATCTCGTCGGGATCGTCGTAGCGCTTGTTGGCGTAGGGCAGCCCGTACTTGTCGAACCACTCCATCGTCGGCGTCTTCTCGGCCAGCGCTCCGGCGTAGGACAGCCCGGTCTGCGGGTCGGTGTAACCGATCACCGGGTCCTTGGCCAGGTCGCTCTGCCACTGACGAGACACGTTGTCGACGTCGGAGAAGTCGAACGAGTTGACGATGCCCTGGTCGGTCATCAGGTCCTTGGTCGGCGGCGTCTCGCCTGGCTTCAGCGGGGTCGTCTCGTAGCGCGGGGTCAGCGAGGCACGCAGTTCCTCGCGCTGGTTGAGCGCCTCCTGGTCGGCGTCGTCTGGCACCTTCAGCGCAGCCATCAGCGCGCCCTTGGCCTGGCCCGGCGACATCCCGCCACCGCCGTACTCCAACGGCAGCATCTGCGCCGCCATGAACCCTTCCCACCCACCGGTGTTGGCCAGGCTCTGCAGCTGACGGAGACCGGTGGCCTGGACCGGGTTGCCCTGCGGCTTGTACGTCGGCTCGAACGCGGTTGGAGCGAACTGCCCGGCGATGGCCGCGAGCATGTTGTCGGTGCCCAGGCTCAGCTGATCCTGGAACAGGTTGGTCTGCTTCTGTACCTGCTCGGTGCCCGACGGTTGGACGACACCCTTCGAGTTGATCACCGGGGGCGGCGACAACTGGTTGAGCATCCCGAAGTTCTGCGCACCGATCTCCGGCTGGTCCGTCCCGACGCTGCCCCCCATCGGTGTGTTCGCATCGGACAGGCCGAAGTTGAAGATGATCTGGTCCTGCGTCTCAGGGTCCTGTTGATCGAACCACCGGCCGAACTCGCGGGTCCCCGGCATCGGCATGTCAGGCCACATCGTCGCCTCCTCAGACGTTCACTGTGTTGGTGCCGCCGCCCTGGGACAACAGCGCCTGGATGTCGGGCACCGACAAGCCACCCTGGATGATCAACGGCAGCAGGTTGCCCAGCACCGACGACAGCATCGAGTTCGTGTACTGGTTGTTCGTCGAGTAGTTGCTGTCGCTCAGCTGGTTGGCCCGCTGCCAGTTGGCCTGCTGCTCGGCCAGGTTGCCCTGGTACTGCTGGTTGTAGATGTCGGCGGCGCGGGCGTCGTAGCGCTGCTGCCAGGCGTCCTTGGCGGCGCCCTGCTGCAGCCCGATGCCGGTGTCACCCTGCAGCTTGGCCATGTCGTACATCCGACCGGTGTTGGCCTGGTCCTGCTGCGCGGCGTACTGACGGTTGGTGTAATCGCGTGCCTGGTTCTGCCCGAGGATGCCGAGCAGGTTGCCGAACGCCTGGTCCGCTCCGGCCGCATCCGACCGAGCACCCTGCGTCAGACCAGGCGACGCACCCTGCATCGCCAGCATCCGCTGGATGGTGTCCTGGCTCTGGCCCGGTGCCGTCCCGAAGTTGGCGGTCTGCGCCTCGTACGGGTTCGTCGCGTAGTTGCGCTGCATGAACGAGTTCAGCGCGCCGTACGCCTGGTCGCTCTGCGCCCGGTCGTTGGTCACTGCCTGGCCCAGCTGGTTGCGCAGGTTGTCGTACATCGACGTATCGAAGGCGGAGATCTGCGGTCCGGCGTAGTCGGGTGCGTCGAACGCCGGGCCCGCCTGCTGTGCACCCGGACGTGCCTGACCGAGCAGCGCCCACATCTGTGCCAGTTGATCCTGGGTCAGCTGCGGAGCGACGGCACCGCCGCCTCCACCTCCCCCTCCGCCACCACGACCACCACCACCACTGCCACCGCTGGTTGCCGGACGCTTGATCGTGCCGGTGAGGGGGGTCTGCCCGCCGCCATTGCCCATCGCCGTCATCGCGTTGTACAGCTGCGAGTTGAACTCGCTGGTGTTCTTCGCTCCGGCGGTGATCCCAGGATTAGCCGCAGCGAGGTTGCCCGAGTAGGTCCCCGGCTCGGCCCACGACCCCGACTCGCCGGTCCAGTTGCCGGTGCCGTACATCCCCGACGCCTTGTTCTCTGCGCGCTTCTGCGCAGCCGTCTTCTGCGGTGCCTTCGGTGCACCGAGGTACGCCGCTGCGCCCAGGTTCTGCCATCCAGTTGCCATCACTGACTCCCAAAGTACGGACGCAGTGCTTCCAGCCCTTGCGCCGCACGGGCGATGGCGTTCTGCTTCTGCGTCTCCAGATCAGCCAGGTTGTACTGCAGCCCGGCACCCAGGTTGGCCTGGTTCAGATCGAAGCCCTGCAACTCCTGCGTCAGGTCCTGCTGACCGCGCATGTAGTTCTGCGTGTAGTCACCGAGGTAGTTGTTCATCGACCGGCGCATCGTCCCCGAGTTGATCCCCCCGCCACCGAGACCACGCTGGTTGAAGTTGGCGTACGCATTCGGCAGCGACCGGTTGAAGTTCTGCGTCAGGTCACCGAGGTTGCGACTACCTCGTGACTGAGACAGGAATCGTCCGTAGGCGTTGGTCGCTGAGTCGGTGTTGAACTTGTAGTTGAGGGCATCGGCTTGTCGCTGATACGCCCCCGTGTCCACCACTCCATAGCCTTCGAGACTTGCCATATCAGCGGCACCTGATGATGTACGGGATCGCCAGGAACGGCGGCATGTTGGCGCCGGTCGTCGCCCCGGACCCCGCCGACTGCGTGCTGCCACTGAAGGCAGGGACGGCGGCGGTGTGGCTGTGAGTAGGGCTGCGATCCTGGTAGCTGGTGCCCAGAGGGCGATCGGCGGCACCGGTGATGCCGTTGATCGCGTGTCGGTGCTGAGCCGATCGACCGGCTGTCAGACCGAGCGAATAAGCGTTGCCACCCTGCATGATCGCCGCTGGCCCACCTGAACCATCGGGCGTCCCCGACATCACGAACCTGCCACCCGTCTCGGGGTAGTGGACGTGGTTCGTGTCATCCAGGTCGGACATGAAGCTGATGCCGTGAAGGTGATCGGTCACGGTGTGCAGGTGATCGGTGTTCACGATGTTCGTCGATCCGGCACCGTGGTCGTGGGTCATCGTGTGCGCGTGGGCGATGAGGGTGGTGTTCTCGGTGCCTCCCGTCTGAGCGAGCGGATGAGACGCGTTGGTGCCGATCGGCATCCGCCCGGAGAAGTTGGGCGCGTTGAAGGTTCCACCTGAACCACCCCAGGAGTACCCGATCACGGCGAACAGTTCCGGGTACTGGGCGGTCTGCAGCGGCGCTCCGTCGCACAACAGCCACCGACCGTTGGACGGTGGAGCAGCCGCTGCCCACATCATCACCAGCCCGACCGGGATCACCTGATCGACGTACTGCTTGGGCGCCGCATCGAGGTCTGCGATCGGATCGCCAGGCAGCTTCAACGGAGAGCGCATCGCCACCGAGCCGTCACGCTCGACGAGTTCCTGGTTGACGTGCTGCTCGATCCTGGTGAAGTTCGCCTCGACCGGCTGCGCGTTGGCGGGCGTCAGGTTCAAGATGTCGTACTGGTAGGCCAATTTCGACACAGCTAGGTCTCCCCTCGATGTGATTCGACGTACTCCGCCATCCGGCGGAGCAGGTCGGGATCATCCCGAGCGAACCCGAGCGCCATGTTGCAGTTGGAGCACAGCATTCGACGGACCGCTCCCGTCTGATGATCGTGATCGAGGATCAGTCCCTGGTCCCAAGTCCCTCGGCCTCGCGAGATGGAGCCCTGCTCGCGACGACACAGGTAGCACCGACCGTTCTGGTCCGAGTACATGGCTTCGACCTGATCAGTCGTCACGCCTCGCGCTCTCGCCCGGCGACGGGCGTACCGACCTTCCTTCAGATCAGGTGGCAGCGAGGCGTAGTCCTGACGTGACCGGGCGTTGTGGCAGGTCTTACAGATCGTCATCTGCGACGGTCGCTTGGATTCCTTGTAGTAGCAATCGAGGGACTTGGACTCGCCACAACGACGACAGACACGCATCTCCATACGCCGACAGCAGCGCGTATAAGTAAGCAGCTTGCTCACGTGCGCTCCCGTCGACCGATCGGCTTGATCACCACAGCATCGACCCCCCACTTCTGCCGCGGCGTCGCCGGGGACTTGCTGAACCGCATCTGCACCGAGGCGGCGACACCCATCGACCCGCCGCGGATCATCACCGACCCCTCGTGCTCGGTGCCCCAGTCGGCACCACGTCCACCCGGATCGGCCTCGCCACCCTCGGTCCAATCGAAGCCGTTGTTGGCCGTGTCATCGAACCCCGTCGCCGTCCAGTACGACTGGCCGAGCGAGGGGATGGTGATCGTCCGTGACCGGCGGGCGAAGGTCTCGTCGTAGTCGTGGAACGTCTCGACGATGACGTTGGTGCTGCGCGGCACACGCGGGCAGATCAACCGTGGCCGCTTCCACGACTTCTTCGTGTCCGGCTGATTGAGGTTCATCCACGGCGTGCGGTAGAAGCTGTCGAAGTCCTCGTGGTCGACCGTCTTGAGCAGGTCGTCGTAGCCCTCCTCGATCGCATCGAGGGTGATGGCAATAGCCATCGAACCCGACCACATCATCCCCAGCGGGAAGCTGGCATCGACATCCGAACCGTCGATCACCGGGGCCACTGCGCCGTACGTCGACAGGTACATCGTCCACGCGCCCTTGCCGACATCAGGGTCGGCCACGAACAACGTCTGCGGCCACAGCGTCGACTGTCCGGAGGTGCGCGTCAGCAGTTCGCGTGACGTCGTCGTGCCGACCGGCAGGCGTTCGAGCACGGTCTGCTTGACCCACGGCACGCTGACCCACAGCCGTCGACCGGCCCACGAGACGAACACGTTGTCGAACGCGGTGATCTCCTCGAACGCTGGCTGCAGCGCCTCGGACAGATATGTCGGAGCCTCGCCGGTGTACCCGTAGACACCGCCGATGTCGTTGGCCGAGTAGAAGTACACCGCCGTCTCCGACGCGGTGATCGCCGTCGGCGTCGGCGCGCCGATCCAGGCGGAGACCTTGATCAACTGCCACGACGTGTCGTCGTAGCCGTACAGCGCCCACAGGCTGTTGTTCTTGAAGATCAACAGGTGATCGCGGAACGACAGCATCCCGGTGATCTTCCCGCCGCCGATCTCGATGTCCAAGAAGTCGTCGGTGCGCCAGGCGTCGGGCCGGTTGGGGTGCGACCAGCGGATGCGGTTGGGGTGGTTGGCCCCGCTCTCGAAGGTGTTGCCGACGAACATGTATCCGGCGTGCCCACGGATGTGCTGGGCCGCAGGCATGACGTTGGCCACCGGGGCATCGACTTCGGAGAACGGCGTCGTCGTCAACTGTGTCATCGACAGGTTGGCCTCGAAGCGCACCGGGGCGTTGGTGTAGCCCTGGACCACGTAGAACTGGTCGCCCCACACGGCGAAGTCGGCAAGGTGCGGGTCGGCGTTGCACGATCCGGTGAGCACCGCGGTGAACACCCTGCTCTGGTCGGAGCGGTACAGGTTGTGGTTGTACGTGACGTAGATGACCTGCCCGCCGGTACGCACGTGGGAGAAGGCGTTGCGCGGCGTGAAGTCGACTGTCGGGCTGGAGACGTCGACGATGTCGGAGACATTCCACCGCTTCCATCCCCGCCGGGTGACGAACCCGCCGCGTGGATCGACGTCGACGTTGAGCAGGTCCGGGGACTCGCTCGGTTCCAGCTGGAACTGCGAGCGTCGCAGGTTGATGCCACCGGTGAAGGTGGTCAGCGACGCGGGCTGGAGACGGTTGGCGCTCATGGGCCCGGCGGGATCACCACGAAGGTGTTCATGCCGCCAGGCACGGCGCCACCGTGCATGACGAGCGGCTTGTTGCCGACCGGCTGCATGATCGTGCGCAGCTGCTGAGTCAGGTCACGTTGCCAGCGGACCGTGTACACGCCCTCCATCACCTCGTCCTCTTGCTGAGCGTGGACGAGGGCCATCGCGAAGTAGCACAGGGTCACGTGCAGCCGTGGGTCGAGGTCGGGGATGGCCGAGGCGCCGTTGTCCCACACCGGCTGGCGGTAGCCACGCAGCAACAGTTGGACGTCGGCGTCGTCGGACACGCGTGGCCACAAGAACATCTGCCCGCCCCACAGCGAGTAGTACAACGGCGTCGTGCCTCCCGAGGTGGTCGTGCCGAACGTGTTCTCGGCGTTCTCGTGGACGACCGACACCAGCTTGTAGCCGCGATCAACGTCGACCACCGACAAGATGCCGGGGACGTTGACATCCGCGGGCAGGGCGATGGCAAGCGTCCCCGGCACCTTGGCGATGGTCCACGTGGTCTCGTTGCGCGGCCACTCGTTGGAGAAGGCCATCGTCCGGTCGAACGCCTCCTGCAGGTAGACGTTCAACAACCGGTCGGGCAGGTCCGTCTCGTCGAGTTCGAGATGGTCGCGGACGTAGGTTCTCAGTCCTGCAACGTCGATGACGCCACCTCCTCCTTCGCCCAGGCGTCATACAGGCCCAGCTGTCGAGCGTGGAACACGCAGTAGCCGAGATCCTGGATGGCGAACGCCCGGCACTGACCGCCCTTGCCTTTGCACGGCTTCTTGCCGGGCTTCAGCGCGAGCTTCGGGTCCTTGTACGGCGCCGTCGACCACAGCCCTGCCTGCTTGACGTTCTCGCCGGGGCTCTCCGGTCGGCCGGTCGCCTGCACCGGCTCGCCGCGCAGGGCGTACTGCAGACCCACGTTGGTGCCATTGGCCAGCGCAGGCTTGATGTGCGAGAAGTCATTGGTGTGGGACACGGCGCCTCCAGAAGCGGGGTCCCAATTATCCGAATAATTGGGGCCCCACCATCATGGCTCTCAGGGGGTCGGGACGACGCCCGACACCTTGAAGTTGCGGCGACGCTCGCGGGTCGTGGTGTTGCCGTAGGTCGTGATGAACGACACGCGGGCATCCATCGTCGACGCAGCGGGCGCGCCGGGGACGGTGCCGTTGGTCCCGGCAGCGGAACCGATGGTGCCGACGCCCGAGCCTGCCGAGACGGTGCCCGACAGGTTGGCGGTGAACGGCGACTGCTTGAAGTTGCGGTCGCTGTGGATCGCCAGGCCGACGTACTTGGAGTTCAACCCCAACGCCCCTCCCGCCGGGGCGTCTGGGTCGTAGTAGATCGGCACGTTCTTGAACATCAGGTTCTGGAACCCGAGGTTCGCCTTGGTCGTATCGGTGTAGCGCACCTGTGGGGTGAGGCTGCCCTCGTACATCTCGTAGACGTCGGCCGCGGCGAAGATCGCGTCGACGTGGTCCGAGCCGCCATCGGAGGCGAGGTAGTACATGCGCCGCAGGATGGCCTCCAGGTCGTCTCCGGCGATGGTCGCACCGAACGGCAGGCCGGTGATCGTCCCGCCGGTGGCGTTGGTGCCCGAACCCGTCGTCGCGTTGTACGTCGGGGAGCGCCACAGGTTCTCCGGGGCTGGGGACGCGGCCGGGGTGATCCCACCAGCAGCTGCCGTGGCGTCGATCAGCGTGGTCAGCGGGTCGAAGTCGGTGGCCTTGGCGGCGCCACCGCGGGTGCCGTAGATCATCTTCACGAGGATGTTCTTCAGCGTCTCCTCGGACTGCATCACCTTGGCATCGAGGAGATTGATCATCATCTCCTTGCCGTTGTTCTGCGCCTCTTCGAGGCCGGAGATGATGATGGTCGAGTACAGCTGGCGCCACGGGTACACGGCGGCGGTGATGCCGCCGACCGGGTTGACCTTGATCTGGTCCCACGGTCCGTACGAATCGGCCTCACCGGGACCGATGAGCAGCGGCTCGACGATCTGGATGCCGCCGTCGACCGTACGCACACGGCCATTGCTCATCAGGTACTCAAGGATCGGGCGGCTGTTGAAGATGTTGTTCGTCAGCTGCTTGCGGTAGTTGTTCATCGTGGTCGACAGCAAGCTGTCCCACGTCGGCGGAAGGTTGGAGGCGAGGGCCATTGGGCACCTTTCTCAGGTCAGGTGCCGCCGAGATCTTTCCAAGCTTGCTCAGCGGCTTCACGGATCGTGATCGGTCCAGTCCGCTGCTGCTCGATGATGTTTCGACTCGGGGCTCCACGCCCCGATGAGACCGTCTGCGTCGCCACGGTCTTCGCCGTGGTGCGTTGCTGCGTCTCGGCTGCCTGCCGCCGTTGGTGTTCCACCACGGAGGCTTGAATGCGGTCGAAGGCGATCGTCTTCCAGACCATCGGCAGGGCATCGAGCCCCAGGTTGGACTGGGCGGCGATCCCGACGACCTGTCGGACGTCGTCATCGTTCAGCTGGTACTGGCTTCGGAGGTTCCCGACTGCCATCTCCAGCGCCCGGTCCGACTCGCGTTGCTCGAAGCGTTGTTCCAGGGCGATGCGCGCCTGGCGTTCCTCGTACAGCTGCCGCTCCAGTGGATCATCGAACTCCGGCTCAGGCTCGGGAGCCTGCTGGCGTTGCTGATCCAACTGGTATTGCTGCGCCAGGATCTGCAGCGTCAGGACGGGGTCCGTCTCCAGCGCCTGCTGGAGTTGCAGCCCGTACTGCGCCTGCTGACGCAACTCGGCAACCGTCTGCGCCTTGCGCGTGTAGTCAGCCTCCCGGCTGTATCCACGCAGCGCTTCGCTGAACGGGACTTCGACGTCTTCCCCGTCGACCTTGATTCGCACGTAGCGGTTGTCAGGATCGTCGACTTCGACGTACTCACGAGGCGGCGGTTCGTCTTGCAGACCGTCGTCGATTTCCTCCCCGGCTGAGGCGATGTCCCCGAGTTCGGGATCGACTTCAGCAGGCTGCCCGTCAAGGGCGTCTACTTCCGACACGGAGTTCCTCCTGGCGTGCTCCTGTGGCTGATCCGGAAGTTAATCACACGCTGGGGGCTTGCGAGAGAACTCGCTCTGTACTACTGCGGTCTCTGTCCCATCAGTTGGGCGAGCAGTTCGGGCGGCAGCGACTCAGGGCCACCAGGGGGAGGACCCTGGGGCTGCTGCCCGAGCATCTGCATCAACGCGGCCATCGGATCTTGCTCGGGTGGCGGACCACCCTGCGGCGGCATCATCCCCGGTGGCATCCCCTGCGGCGGGCCACTGGGGCCCATCGCCTGTTGCATCTGATCCATCGGCGTCGGACCTGGCGGGGGCACCTCGCCCGGCGGGAACTGGCCTGGCGCGTCGTTCGGGTTCTGCGTCGGAGAGTTCATCGGCGGCGGAGCGCTCTGATCCTCGCCTGGCGGCGGCTGCATCCCTTGCGCGTTCGGCTCACCTTCCGGCGGTGGTGCCTGCTCGGGGCGCATGACGAGGGGTCCGACGTCCTTGACGCCGAAGCCCTTCTGCAGGACGTACATGTACAGCCCGAGCGGGTTGGCCACGCCCATCTGCAGGAACGGCATCGAGGCATCGACCAGCTGCAGGGCCGACTGTCGACGGAAGGTCTCGTTCTGCGGCTCGGTCGACCCTGCGGCGACCTCGAAGTCGAACTCGCCGGAGAGGTAGTCCTTGTCGTACGGCACCCAGATCTTGCCCGGCATGGTCACGACACGGGCGACCTGCTCGCCGGTCATGAACTGCTGCATCAGGCCGATGATCCGCTCACCGATCTCCGCCAGGACCGTCTCGATCTTGGCCAGGCGATCCTGCGCACGGCTGTTCGCCGCGTCCTGGATCATCGCCGCCTCGGTAGCGGTGCGCTTGATGCTGGTCTGCGCCGCACCGCGCTGATAGTCGGAGACGCCGGACACCCGGTCGATGTCGTTGGTGATCATCGACGACTGGTCGTAGAAGTCCGTCGGCGTGATCACCGCCGGGAGCGGGGCGATGACGCTGGCCGGGTTCCCGTCGGAGGTGACGGGGATCATGGTGTTGTCGATGTCCGACTCCAGGGCCAGCACGCCCTGGCGGTCGAACGCATCCTTCTCGTACAACCACTTGCGCTGGAAGCGCTTGCGGTGGTTCATCATCTGGTTGCGGGTCTCGTTCAACTCCAGCTGCAGCGACTCGATCTGCGCCACGTCACCGATCGTGTAGAAGCTGTCGATCAACTCGTAGCTGCGGAGCATGACGAACGGGTGGCCGAAGGCGTAGGGCATCGGCTTCGGCTTGATCAGGAACCCGCCGGACCCGTCGGTGTCCTCGCTGTCGAGGGCGAACGTGGAGACCTTGCCGCGGATGATGTCGTAGAACTCGATGACTTCGGCGTACTGGCGCGAGCCGTGGTCGGGCTGCTCGGTGCGCGCATCACTGTCACCGTCGCCAGCCATCCACCGTGACTGGCTGGAGCCGTTGACCTTCTGTCGGGCAGAAGTCGAGTAGCGACTGTCGACCCGGATGTTCTGCACCGGGCGCCACACCCGCTGGGCGATCCAGCACATCTCTTTCGGGTGGCGGGCGTCGGGATCCACGAACATGTCGAAGGGACTCATCCGTTCGATGAACGGACGGTCGTCGTAGACGTACATCTCCGACTCGACGTTGCCGTCGACGTCTTCGCGATCGTCGATCCCGACGTCTGCCGCCGAGTCCGTCGGCCCCGACGTCGACGGCGGATCGGTCTTCTTCTCCTCGGGCGGCTTGACGAACTTGTAGCCCGTCTTGACCCACCCGTGCCCGACGACCAGCCAGTCGTTCACCGCCAAGCGGAACTCCGGCTGGTACTGGTACGTCCTCCACAGGTAGTTGAGGACTTCCTCGGTGATGATCGCGTGCGGCGCCTTCTCCGCCTTGCGGGCGTTGACGACGAACTTCGGGTTGTTCACCGCCACCGACGGAGCGATGGTGTTGATCGTCGAGAAGACGAGGTTGACGATCAGCTGATCGCCCGGCACCTTGCGGCTGTAATGCCGTCCGCGGTACATGTCGCAGTACCGCTGCCAATCGTCGTCGTAGTTGTCGCTGCGCCACCGCTTCGACCGGCGGATCTCGTCGCGGTAGTACGACAGCAGTTCCCTCTGCAACATCAGATCGGCTCAATGTTCGGGTTGCCCTTCACGTCACCGACGTGCTCGGCAACGAACTCGGCATTGGTCCGGGCCTTGAAGTTGGAGCGCCCGGCCTGGAATCCCCCGCCCCGGAAGGTGAAGCCGATCGAGCGAACGTGGCAGGGATAGCAAGTTGCCAGGTGGCCCGACACGCTGCGCTTCTCACATTCCGGGCAGACCATCAGGGGAGCGTGCCCTCGTCGCGGTGGGAGATGAAGCCCTCCAACCAGTCCACCAGAGTGACCCGCGGGGTGGGCCGCGACAACTCGTTGGTCAGCACCTCGTCGGCCGCATCAGGGTTGGCGTCGACCCACGTCTGCAGGTCGGTGATGGTGAAGTTCTGTGGGCTGGCGACGTGCTCGTCTTCCGCCAGCAGGGCGACACCACCGACCCAGGCAGACCCTGTCCACGTCGCCCGACCAGGGGCGCCAGCAGTCAAGGTCTGCACGTACTGACCGGTCGTCCAGGCGGTCGCGGGGCTGGCCGTGACGACAACGGGGACACCGCCCAGCAGGTTGGCGACGGTCAGCGGTGGCGAACTGCCGGACGGCGTCCACGCGCCGGGGATGCCTGCCGTCGCACCGGACGAAGGCGGGCTGATGCCTCCGACCCGCGGGGGCTTCGCCGTGTCACCCCACACCTCGTGGGGCAGGACCTTGTAGCCCCGCTGATACCACCGCGAGTTCAGCCGGGCGTGAGCACGGCGCGTCTTGCGCTGCCGTTCGAGCCGCATCGTTCCCGAAGCCATCAGGTCACCCCGTCTTCCGAACCCAGGGCGAGCCGAAGGGCTCGCGCTTGCCAACAGTACTTGTCCCGTGCAACTCCGACAGAGGGTCGTCGTTGAACAGCAACCGCTCGAAATGGCCCATCGTTCCTGGCCCTGGTTCCTTCTTCGGGTCGTACTCCGCGAGCCAGACGTGCTTGAGCATCTGCCCGGCGATCGCCAGGCTGATCACTCGGTCATCGAATGGTGAGCCTTTCAGCTTCCCGGCGTCGTCGCGTACGAAGCCGCGCAGTTCCGCAACCGTCGCCTTGTCATGGAGCTTCACCGACCCGTCGCGTAGGGCCATGTTCAACTCGTCGATCGCCAGCGGCTTGGTGATCTGCGTTGTGCGCCAGCCCAGGATGTCGGTCGGCACCGACTTCTTGTAGCGCGGCGAGCGCTGCATGTACAGCGGGTGGTAGCGCTCGCGGTGCAGCGCCTTCAGCGTGGCCAGGCCGTGGTTGTTCGACTCGACGGCGATCAACGCCTGGTTGTACAGCCGCCCGAGCGGAGCGAGAACGTGGGTGCCGAGCAGGTCCGGGTCGATCCGCCCGTGCCAGTGGGCAACCACTTCGCCATCGCGGGCGTTGATCACGTGGATCGAGGAGAAGTCGCCGTGCTCCATGCCCTGCGCCGGGTCCCCGCCGATGACGTAGCGACCGATCTCGGTCGGGAACTCCCACACCTTCAGCGGTCCGTTGTGATCCGGCTGGAAGGTCAGCCCGCGGTGCTCGTTGAAGAACCCTTCAGCGAGCGGGTCGGTGATGACCTGCTTGCGCAGCACCTCGATGGAGAACACCGGGCGCCCCGACTTGAGGAACGCTTCCTCCTCGTCGGTCGGGTACTCCTGGGCGATCTGCCACTCCGGCAGGTCACGGACCTTGTCCTCGTACCACTGCTGGTCGCGACCGTTTGCCGACCACGGATGGAACATCGCGTAGAACCGGTTGGTCCCCGAGCGTGCTCCGACCCACAGCTGGTGGAACAGGTTGCCCTCGCCGTTGGCCGTGGACAGGGTGATGACCCGACCACCGACGTCGGCCACCGGCTCGATCGAGGCCCACGCTTCCTCGCTGTTGGGCAGGTAAGCCAACTCGTCGATCACCGCGAGATACACCGACTCGCCGCGAGCAGGATCGCTCGCAGAAGGTAGCGACTCCATGTACGACTCATTGGAGAACTCGATCTTGGTCTGCGTCGCGTTCATCACCGGGCCGCGCAGCTTCATCCACTCCGGCAGGAACCGGTAGCTGTACTTGGCCTTGGCCAACAGCTTGATGGCATCGCGCTCGGTGCGACTGAGCATGATGATCACGCGGTCGTCGTAGCCGAACGACAGCCAGAAGCAGAAGATGCTGACGAGGGTGGAGAACCCGATCTGGCGGGCCTTGAGCATGATCGAGTAGCGCCGCTTCAACCACAACGCTGCGCTCATCCGCTGGGCTTCGAACAACTCGAACTTGATCCGGCCGCGCTCGGGATGCTTGATGTACACGTGGTTGGCGCAGAAGTAGGTGAACGCCTGGAGCAAGGTGAACACGTCGTCGGTCTGCGGGAAGCACTTGCGCCACTCCCGTTCTTCGAGCAGCTGGTCCCAGGTGATCTGGGACTCGTCGACGACGGTCATCAGGTCACCGGCTGCACGACCGGGGACTGCGGCATGTACACCTGATCCTGCGGCCACCATTCCTGCACGACAGCCTGGATGTTGGCGTCGGTGATCACTCCTTCGTCAGCACCCGGATTGGGATTGTCGTTGCCGAGCGCGAAGGCGTACTCGTCCTCGTACTCGGTGCAGGTCGGCCACAGGAAGTAGTTCAGGGCGAGCATCGGGGTGCGCCTGATCTGCTCCCCGAACGCAGTGTTCTTGTACACCTCGCTGTTGACCGCCTCCTTCATCCCGGCAGCGGTCACCCGGTCCTGCAAGGCGACGTCACGCGACGCCTGGGTGATGGTGGTGTAGCTCATGATGCTCCTTAGGTGGTCACCGAGAACTGAATGTTGTTGAGCAGAAGACCCGCGCTGACCGAAGGCGCGTACGTCAAGACAACGCCACTTGGAGCAATCTCGACAGGTCCGTACGCCCAGTTACCGGAGATGAGGCTGCTGGCCGCGAACGTCACCGCGGCGGGCGGACAGAACCCGGCGGGCAAGGTGAAGATCGTTTGGCCAACCGTCCCTCCGGCGATCCGACCACGAAGCTGCACCAGATCACCGAACAGACGGTATTGCGCCACCTGATACGTGCCCCCGGTGTTCGTCCAACCGTTGAGCAACGTCGGTGCCGTCCACGCCGTCACGGCGACCTGCGGGATCAGCGCCGCGCCGGTGACCGGGCCGACGTCCTCGATGTACAGGTTGCTGCCGGGACCGTCGAGATACAGCGTCATCGGCACCGAGACGAGGGCGGCGTTGACGATTTCGAACGTCGGTGTCCACGTTTGGCCGTCACCGACGATGATGGCGTCCATGTGCAGTCCGGTGTAACCAGACGTGGTGAAGCAGTAGGAGTCGATGGTGCCGCCAGGCACGTTCGTCACCCGGAAGTACACCGACGACGGTTGACCTGCTGTGGTCGGGGTGATCGCTCGAACAGAACCGGCGATGCGATAGCGCCGCCCGTTGACGAACGTCATCGGCCCCGGCCCGGTCAACGACAGCGTTGCCCCGGTAGCGAGCGGGACGCCCGCGCCACCGAGTGGCGTGGAACGCCAGATGACACCCCACGCCGAGAACCACCGCTGGTCGGCGCTGCCCTGGGCGACGGGCACCCACTGCCCACCCGAGCGGGCGTAGAGGACGCCCATCAGGGAGTCACCGAAAACTGGATGCCAGAAAGACTGGTCCACACCGCAGGAGCCGCGGTAGCCGGATAAGCCGAAGGACAGGCAACGGTTCCTGGCGTATCAACCCGAACCTCTGCGGTTCCGGCGGAACATGCCTGAGTGAAGATGAGTTGATGCTGCGGTCGGTAGCCAACCGGCAGCGTGAACATCGTCGAACTGGGTGGCGACCCCGACTGGATCAATCCACGAAGCTGCACCTCGTCCCCGACCTTGCGGTACTGGGCCGGGCCGTACGGTGCGGCGTAGCTCACCCAACCGTTAGCCATCAGCGGCCCGAGCGCCGTCCACTGCGTCACCGCGACCTGCGGGATGATCGCCGCACCGGTGACCGGGCCGACGTCATTGATGACGAACGAGAACCTGGCACGCATCGTCCCGGTTCCCGACACCCGAGAAACGACGATGGACACGGTGTGTGCCCCCGCGGCCGGTGTCGTATCGACCGTCGTCGTGCCGGGATCGATGTAACCGCCGACGACATCGATCGTGTAGGGCAGGTTGGACACCACGGAACCATCAACCTGGATCGATGCTTGATAGGTGTTCCCGGCGGCACCTGCACCCCAGTAGGCAGCAGCGGTGCTCAGCGCGATGGTGTAGCGCCGACCAGCCACCGCGGTGAACGGCAGGGACACGACCGTCGTCGGTCCCGCCGTGACGTCGATGTCCGACGCGCCGGACACCGCGATCTCCCCCCACGCCGAGAACCAGCGCAGGTCGGCCTCCGCCGGAGCGACGTTGGTGCCACTACTCGGACCGACGTCCTCAATGATCATCGGCGCGACACCGAGGCTGACAGTCGTGCCCGACACGCTGACGGTTTCGGTGATGCCCTGTGCCGTCTTCGACGTGCCGTCGCCAGTGAAATACACCTGACACGTGCTGCCCGCGTAACTACCAGAGACGTAGAACCACTGATCGGTGTCACCGAGCATCGTCCCGCCGCTCGTACCTGAGCGGATCGTCACCGCGACACCGGTCGGTGCTCCAGCGGTGAACGTTGCCGACGCAACCCGCATCGTCGCCCGGTAACGACGACCGGCCACAGTCTGAAACGTCAGTGCCGGAGTGATTGGGATGTTCGTTCCAGGGTTCGCGACCGAAGTGGTCTGTGGCGTTCCGACAGCGATCACGCCCCACGCCGTGTACCAGCGCATGTCGCTGTTCAGCGGGGCGACGGCGTCGGTGTCGTACCAGAGTTCGGCCGACGAGTTCGTCCCGATCGGATCGTCTGGCCCGATCTCCACCTCGGACGCCCCGCCGCTGCCGCCGACATCCACCCATGCCCCGCCGATGCGGGCCTTCAATGTCGGCATCTAAGGAGTCACCACCCACAGTTCGTAGCCCGCACCGGGATCACTCGGGCCGATGTACACCTCGTCGAGCCCGACGACCTTGCCGTCAACGTACTGCTTGGTCGCGGCCTCCAGCGGCGCTGCCGGATCGGCAGGCAGGACAATCGAGGTGAGGGACTTGCGACTCATCCGACGATCACCACGTTGTACTCACTCGCCGCTGGAGCAACGGCGAACCGCAGGGTGACGTTGTTGCCGTCGACTCGCTCGACGTCGCAATCCACGGTGTCGTACGGCGCGCTGTTGCGGTACACCTCGGTGGTCACCTGCCTGACGCCAAGGTTGTGGGTGATCGTCTGCGCCGTCGAACCACCAACCGTCGTCGAATACACCCGGCTGGCACGCGGGTAGGCGATGGTCACCAACATCGTCGTCAACTGCGAGAGGGTCAGGTCGTTCGGATCACCTGCTGAACCACTGCTGTTGCCCTTGACCGTCAGACCCGCCATGTCCGCCAACTTGGCGTTGGTCACTGCATTGTTGGCGATCGTCGTGGCAACCGATCCGGCCGACGTCGTGACGTCACCGGTCAACGGCGCCTGGCTGATCTGATCGGCGGTGACGACCATCGTCGCGTCACCGATGACGTTGAGCGTGTTGCCGCTCTGCGTCATACCGGCCCCGGCGGTGACCGTGCCACCACCGGAGAACTGAACGAAGGCCAGGGCAGTGGAGCCGGGGGTGATGGGAGCGTTGGTAGTGCAGACCCAGGAGGTGTCGGCGTTGGTCGTGCCCTCCATCACGAACACCGCCATGCCCTCGATCTCCGGCCCGGCGTCAGCGTCGGTGGCTCGGGTCCAGGCACCAGCCGTCGCCACGTAGATGCCGTTCTCGATGGCGCTGGTCTGGTTCTTCAACAGGATTCGGTCGCCACCGAGCGGAGTGACGCCGTCCATCGCCGTCAGTCCGCTCAGAGCAACGTTTGCCGTCGAAGCCAGGCGAACCGGGTCCTTCCAAGCCAGACCGGCGATGGCGTTGTCGACGTAGGTCTTGTTGGTGGCGTCGGTGCCACTGGACGGTGGACCGAGGTTGGTGATGGCGAAGTTCGCCATGTTGATGTTGCCGGTCGGTGCCGCCAACGCATTGAGGTTGACGGCGGAGTGCGCGGCGTTGTCGTGCAACGGCGAACCGTGGGTGTGGTCGGAACGGGCCACCGTCGTCGCCACGCCGTCGTTCTTGGTGATCCCGAACGTCGTCTCCGCTGGGACCGGGCCGTAACCGGGGAAGCTCGACGCACCACCGACCGCCGACACCCAGGCCGTACCGTTCCACCAGTAGAGGATGTTGCCCGTCGAGTCGTAGTAGATCTGCCCCTTGACCGGAGACGACGGTGCCGTGCCGAGGTTCTGCACCGCGGCGTTCTGCAACTCGTTCTTGTTGAGGTTGATCGCGGTGAGGAAGCTGCGTGCCAAGGGAGGCTCCTAGCTGAGGTAGGCCGTACCAGTGAAGGCACCGCTGAACGAGATGGTCAGGGAGTCGTTGCCGAGGTGGGCGATGTCACCCTCGACCGTCGATCCGGCGCTGTCGATCACTGTCACGTTGGGGAACCAGCCAAGGTTGTGCTCGACCATCCATGTTGCCGACACGGTGCCTTGGGTGTGTACGTAGCTCAACGGTCCTCCCGTCCCACCACCCCCACCGCTGGCGTCGCTGTCGACCCACAGTTCGATCGTCGGATGGGCGGCGATCGGGTCGTCCGGTCCGACCCACACCTCGTCGGTTCCCGTGCCACCGCCCGATCCCGGTGGACCCTGCGGACCGGGCGGACCAGGCGGACCCTCAGGACCTGGCGTGCCGACCGACAGCGCCACCCACTCGTCGGACCACCAGACGCTCAGGACGCCCGTCTCCGTGTTGAACCACAGTTCGTGGTTCCCGTTGCTCGGGGCGCTCGGGCCGACGAACACCTCGTCGAGACGACGACGCAGATCGAAGTCGGCGCGCCGTGACGACGGGCTGACCGTCCCCGGCTGGTATCCGCCCTGAACGGTCACGATGATTCCTGGCGCTCCAACAGTTCCTGCGCTGCCCGCGCAGCGATCATCTCCGTCAGCTGCTCATCCGTCAACGCCTTGGCCGCGGTCGAGGTGATCGAGACGTCGACCCTGCGCGGCTTCATCAGGTCGAGCGCTTCGAGGTAGGCGCGCGCTGCCGGGACCTGTCGGGGATCGGTGCGATCGGCGGCGGTCTCCTGCAGGGCGTGCAGCACCTCTTGGATCTTGGCCGGGTTGCCGACTTCCTTGCGGTAGCGGTCCTCCCACAGGCGCAGGAACGAGCCGTCGTTCTTCAACTGGGAGACCCACCCTGGGGCCATGCCGAGTTCTTCAGCTAGTTCGTTCTGCGTTCGTGGCTCCCGGAGACCGGGCTGGGTGCACAACCAGTCGAGCACCCGCTGCACACGGAAGTCGTTGGGGTTCACCACTGTCGCCATGGGCGAACTCTATGTTGCGCCACGCTTCAGGCAGGAGAGGCACTGACAGGCCGTGTCCGCTGGATCATGCGCGATCCGGCGGAGCTTCGGTTCCTTGCCCAGGATCACTTCCTCTTCCGGGGCCAGGTCCGGGAACATCGTCATCTGGTACATCGCTCTCCGTCCAACTCAAACCGCGCAGCACTCGCCGCACGGTGGTCCTGCTGACATCGAAGGCCCGAGCGATCTCGACCTGCGAGGCACCGAGATCATCCATCTCCTTCATCAGCTTCACTGCCGCCTTGGTCAGCTTCGACATCCCATGCTTCTCGCCCAACAGGATGTTGACCGGCGGCTTGCTGGCCCGCCCCTTGGCGAGCATGTCGGCGTTGTTCTCCTGGATCGTGCCGACGCGCAGGTGGTCGAGCCGGTAGCACAGCGGCTGATCGCACATGTGCAGCACCACCTGGTCCGGACGGAGACGAACCTCACGGCTCATGTTGACAACCCAGCGGTGGACCTTCTCCGACTCCCACGGCCCGACGGTGGAGTACCTGACCTTCTTCTTGCCGTACCCGTACTTGTCGACCGCTCCCTGCCACAGCCGACACGGAGTCGGCTGTGGCGTGGGGGGCGGGTAATCCTTCAACCTGCGCCATCTGTCTGGCTTACGCGGCTTGTCCTTGATGGGGATGGCCAGCCGGAGCGACGGTTGCAGCCGCCGGATGACCAACCCCTCAGGCATCAGTCATCGAGCCAGACGATGCAGGTGTGACCGCCGTGTCCGTGGACGTGTTCGACGGACTCCATGCCCTTCTCGTAGTGCACCACCGACGACGGCCACTGGCTGACCCAGTGGAGGACGGCGACGTCGTCCGAGAACAGGATGCCCTCGGCCACGACACCGGTCCCACTGACGCCGGTGATGTCGACGTCGCGGTGCAACTCGAAGCGCTTGGCTGTCATTCGTTCTCGTCCCACAGGTCCTTCGCGGCGATGCTCGTCGTCGGGGCCTTGTACTGCGCCTTCCACAGCTTCGGTGCGGAGAACCCGCGGTTCGTCTTCTTGCCGATGCCGGAGAAGCCGACCTTCAGCCAGCCACCCTCGTCGAGGGTGCTCGACCCGGCCTTCTTGATGGCGTCACCGATGGCGTCCTTCATGCTCACACCGACGCCCTCGGCCACCTCGTAGTGACCGCCCTTGGCGAAGATGCGCCGCACCCCGTCGTCGTCCTCGCCATCGTGCTGCTCGGTCTGCAGGGTGATCACCAGCTGCCACCGGGGCGAGCCGTCGGGCCACGTCAGCGGCTCCTGGGTCTCCATGTGGGTCTGCTGGGTCTTCTCGGCGTGGACGATGGTCCCTTCGACGGTGTCCCCGATCTCCTCGAACTTCGCCGCCTTGCCGTTTCCTCCGAAGAGGAAATCGTTGATGTCGTTGCTCATGCTTCCTGTGCTCCCTTGGTGTGGTGGTGCGTGTTGCTGATTGGCAACTCGCTCTTGCGCTTCCCGTTCGCTGTCCCGGAGGGGACGAACGGGAGCGAGTTCTGCTTCTCGACCAGATCGAGCAGGTCGAGCAGCGTGGTCAGTTGATCATCGTCCTGGATCTTCTTCGGACTCGGCAGGTCGTCGGGCCAGCGCTGCATCAGCATCTCACGGGCCTTGGGGTACTTGCCGATCTGTGCGATGCGTTGCTTGGCCCAGTCGTGCATCTGCTCGAAGACGGTGGGCATCGGCATCATCTGGTCCTCGACGAACGTGCCACCGGGTCGGAGTTCAGTGGAGACTTCGGTGCTGTAGACAACGACTGCTTCCGGCGCCTCGATGAGGTGTTCGTCGTAGCCGATGTCCTGGCCCCGCTTCCACTGGCGGTCCCACTCCTTCACCTCGTGGCACAGCAGCGCCCCTTTCAGGCCGACGCCCACCGAGCACCAGATCATCCGGCACTTGGCCTTGCCCACCGGCAGGTGCACGAGGATCGTCCACTGCTGGTTGATCGGTGGGGTGTCCTGGCGCAGGTTCGTCTCGACGTCGTAGAACGTCCCGTCGGCGTAGATCGCCATCTGCACGCAGTAGCCGGGCAGGCTGAAGTCGAGCTTCTGCCCGGTCTTCAGGTCCCCGAGGATGAGTTCTCCTGCCGGGATGATCGTGCCGTCGGGCGCCTTCAGCGGCCTGCACGTCCGGTAGATGCGATCGGCCGTGCCCGCAGCCCGGAAGCTGTCGTTGCACATCTTCACTTCGATGTACTCGGAGATCAGGCCGTAGGTGCACAGGCTGTCGACGTAGGCGTCGAGATCGTCGGCGTACTGGTCCGGGATGTCGAACATGTCCTTCTGATCCTCGACCCTGGCGGTCATGGCGTGCAGCGCCGTGCCGGTGTCGGCTGCCTCGTTGGCTGCCCCCTTGTCGAGCGCCTTCTCCCGCAGGTTCTTGAAGCCCTCCCGATCCCCGTCCTTCAGCGACAGCAGCTGCGCCTGCATGGCCGGGGAACCGGCGACACCGAGCATGGCCTTGTTGATCTTCCAGTCATTGAGGGCGAAGGAGTTGTCGAGCACCTTGGCGTAGCTGGACGGTCGCGAGTAGCGCAGCCACTTGGTGGGGTCTGCCGGGTCGCTGACCATCGGCGCGCCATTGGCTCGACGGTAGTCACCCTTGTTCTCGTGCTCGTCTGCGAAATCTTCCAGGTCCATCAGCCGATCACCTCGAAGCGCACGATGATGTTGGTGTCGTCGCAGACGAAGTTCTGCCAGCCGAGTTCGGCCAACGGTCCGTAGACCACCATCAACTCATTGGCGTAGGTGCGATCGCCGTGCTCCTCGGCGTACCACTCCTCCCATTTCTCGGGAGCGACGAGGGCCACGACACAGCCTTCCTGCGTCGCCTTCCCCGCACAGACCATCAGGTCGTGGGTGACCTCGACCAGCGACTTCACGGTGCGGCCTCCAAGATCTCGCTGGCGTAGGCGTCGAAGATGCGTACGACCATCGGATCGTCGATCTGGCAGAGGGTCAACAGCATCCGGGCCATCAGCTGCTCGCTGGGATTGCCGTGCTCCTCATAGCGCTGCAGACAGGCTTGCCACAGTTCGATCGTCACTTCGCCTCCAGCCCCTCGCTGTACAGAGCGAACTCGTTGAACGTCCCGTAGCGGGCGATCAGGCACGCCTCGGCCAGGCCGTCGTCCTTGACCCGCTTGAAGCGGTCCCCGAACTCGGGGAACAACTCCCTGGCCAAGCCACGGCTGGCCGACTTGTCCTTGCCAATCAGGCCCATCTTGCGCTTCCACGCCTGCGGGCGGACCCGCACCAGGCGGAACTGGTTGGCGGTCACTGCACCAATGACGATCCCAGTGTTCAGCCCGAGGCTGAAGCTGGAGATGCTCCCGTTCTTCGGCATCGGCTGGGTGTCTTCGAGGTAGACGGCGTCGGGTTCCCACAGGGTGAGCAACTCGTCGATGCCCATCCCGTCGGCTCGGCCGTCGTGGACCGGCATCGGCTCGACTGCGACCAGCTTGCCTTTGTGGATGCAGGCCAACCCACCGGTGATTCCTGGATCGATGCCCACGATGACTGTCATTCCGCTGCCTCGTCGATCTCATTCAACGGGGTGGCGTAGCCCCACTTGTAGTCCTCCGGGGGCCAGTCACCGAGCTTCGGTGGCTTGCGTGGCGGGACCACCGTCAGGATCGCCCCGATGACGACGGAATGCAGCGACTTGCCGTGCTCGTCGCAGTAGTCGTACAGCTGTTCGCGATACCAGTGGGGGATCAACACGTTCAGCTGGACCCGACGTTCGCGGGGGTCCTTGGGCGGGGCGGCTGGGCGAGGGTATCCCCGGACTCCGGATCGGCGTGGCATGTAGTCACTATACTTAATGCTATGATCCATGTCAAGGGTCGACCTGGACCATCACGAGAAGTAGTGTCGCGCACACCCCATCAAAGCGAAGGGCCGGTGGTTCACGCCACCGACCCTTCATTCAGCCCCTCGGAAAGGCTCGAACGTGGATAACCGTAACACGACCAGTGCAAACCTGAGCGGACCACCGTGACCGCCGTGGCAGCAGTACCCAATGAACGCCTGCGCCTGGCGATGATCGCCGGGCAACTGGGCTACAAGATCTTCCCACTGAAGCCGAACACCAAGGAACCGGCGACCCGCCACGGCTTCAAGGACGCCACCAGCGATGTCGAGCAGATCGACGCCTGGTGGTTCGAGAACCCGGACTACAACATCGGCCTGGCCACCGGGATGCAGGACAACGGCCTGTTCATCGCCGTCATCGACGTCGACGCCAAGCACGGCGGAGTCCTGGCCTGGAAGCAGCTGATGCGCGACAACGGCGGCGCCTGGCAGCGCTACATGCCGATCCACAAGACGCCCCGCTCCGGCTTCCACATCTTCGGCCAGGTCGATCCCGACCTGCACCTGAACGCCGCCAACGGCTTCCCCAGGGGCATCGACACCCGTGGTGAGGGCGGCTACGTGGTCCTGCCGGACTCGGTGTTCATCGACACGGAGACGGGGGAGATCGGCTCGTACACGATGACGCCGAACAACCTGTGGCAGACGGAGACGGGGGCGTTCCCGGAGTACGTGATCACGATCTGGCAGTCCGGGCCGCAGCGCATCTCCCTGGAGCGCCATCCGTCGTCACAGGTCGACGAGGACGGCCCCCTGGCGTGGATGAAGGCCAACATCGACTGGTTCGCTGAACTCGAACGGGACGGCTTCACGATCGAGGCTGACTTCGGCGGAGAGGTGCGCTGGACCAGGCCGGGCAAGACCAGGGGCACCAGCCTGAGCCTGCACCTGGACGGCAACGGCTGCGTCGTGGTGTGGTCGGAGAACTGCCCGGAGTGGATGACGGACCGGCGCTGTGGCCAGCCGACGTCGGACGGTCACTGGTCGCTGAACGGCTTCCAGTACATCTGCGCTCGGGACTACGGCGGAGACATCGCTGAGGCCATGTCGGCCATCCGGCGGGAGTTCATGCCCCGCCCGACGCCCGAGCCAGAGCGGGCGGAACCGACGCCGAACGAGAGCGAGGCCGACGGTAGCCCGATCGACGCCATGTGCCTGCCGGAGGCGTTCTGGACAGCCCGGCCGTGGCTGACCCACCTGCGCCAGTCGGCGTGGTCGGTCGGATCAGTGCCGGAATCAGTGCTGTCAACAGTGATCGCCCGGATCGCCACGATGACGTCGCCCAAGTGGATGATCCCGGCGATCCTGCACCGCCAGGCGACGTTCGACCTGATCACGGTGCTGGTCGGGCACACCGGCAGCGGCAAGTCGGGCCCGATGGGCAGGGCCGAGGACATCCTCCCGTGCAAGTGGCCTGATCGCCGGTTCGGGCTGGGCATCCCCTCGGGGGAGGGGATCATCGAGTCGTACTACGGGATGAAGAACGTGGCGCCGCCGAACGAGAAGCCGAAGATGGAGCGAGCCAAGGTCTACGAAGGCATCCACTTCACGGTCGACGAGGGTGGCATCCTGGCGACCCTCGCTGGGCGTGGCGGCTGGACCGGCGTCGATCGCATCCTGACGGCCTGGTCGGGCGGCAACCTGTCGACGCCGAACGCCAAGGCGGAGACGTTCAGGCACGTCGAGCGGGGGACCTACCGCTTCGCCATGACGATGGCGATCCAGATCGAACTGGCCGACGGGCTGTGGGCGAACAACAACCTGGCGCAGGGATTCACCGGTCGCCTGACCATGTTCAGCGGGCTGAGCCGGACCGTGCCGGACGAGGCGGACTGGCCAGAAGACCCCGGCCCGCTGCAGCTGCATCTCCCACGGGAGGTGTATCCGAAGACGCTGTCCTATCCGGCGTGGTTCGTCAGCGAGGTGCGTCGGGATGACGCCGAACGGAAGCGATCCCTCGTCGATCCCGACCCGTTGGGGGCGCACCGGAACCTCATGCGCTGCAAATTGGCGGGGATCATGGCATTGATCGAGGGGCGGTTCGACGTCGACGATCTGGATATCGAATTGGCCACCAACATCGTCGACGCATCGGACCGGATCAGGGCTTGGCTCATGACCCGAGCACGGTCCGTAGGAGAGCGCACCTTCCTGGACGCAGCAGAGCGTCGAGGGGTGGCCATCGCCCTCGAATCGGACGCTCGTGACCGCCGCATCCTGGGCAACACGGTCGACGTCATCAGCAGCAAGTTGAAGCAGCGGGACATGTCGACGAAGGAGCTTCGGGGGTCCCTGACCCCGTCGAAGAAGCCGTACACCAAGGACGCCTTGGAGGTGCTCGTTGGGCTCGGCAAGATCGAGGGTGGAGACGGTCGGAAGTGGCACTGGATCGGCTAGGGGGGGACGGGGGGGACGTGTGCCCCCCCCCCC